GCGCTTTCCGCGGTGACGACGCCGGCTGCATACAGGTGCGCTCAACAAGACACGATAAGGGCCGCCTGATCCTGCACCGCGAGGACGCTGACCACGACATTTTTTATCTGGTGACTGGCATCTGCGGCAAGTACATGGTTCGCGGCTGGATTATCGGCCACGAGGGAAAACAAGAAAAATACTGGACCGATCCTGACACGGGGCGACCTGCCTTTTTCGTGCCGCAGGAGGATCTAAACCAATGAGGAGCGAAGATGGTAATTTTATTTGGAGCGCATGCAGGTAAGGAGCTCAAGGATATTCCGAGCAGCTATCTGAAATGGATGGTTGAGAACATGGACCCGGAGCCGCTACCGCGGTTGCGCAGGGGTATGACGGTCGAGCAGATCAGCGAGATGAGAGACACCAACAAGAGCCTTGTTTCAGAGGCAGAGGATATTTTACTTAACAGGGAACAGACATGACCAAGAAAAAAGCAAAAAAACTGACATTCCGGCAGCGCCTCAGAGTGGGTGCTGCGAGTCGGTTACAGATCCACCGCAACGAACTTGTCGACCAAGCCGCAAAGATCGCCGGCAAACTGGGCGTGAAAACGCAAGACCTGCTCAAGTACGCGGCTGGCGGCCAGATAAAATCCATCGAGGGGGACCTGATAAGGGTCATCGCAAACGTACAGGAAATGGAACTCGAGGCGCTGTACAACAAGCAAAGGGACCTGCCGGGGGTGGGCGATGACTGACTCTGAGATCGAACTACCTCCCGGCGCCATAGCCTATGAGCGCATCCGCCTCGACAACATCGAGGCCACGGCTGCGACTCAGGTGCGTGTCAGGCTCGATCGCGGCATCATCGACCAGTACACCGAGGATCTGAAAAACGGGGCAGACTTTCCGCCGCTGACAATTTTCCGCGAGGAGAATACCGAGCGCAACATCATGGCTGACGGCTTCCATCGTCAACGTGCCTTTGTGAACAACGAGCGCGAGGATGTCGGCTGCTTTATCTATCCTGGTGGCATGCGCGAGGCGCTGATCCATGCGCTCGGCTCCAACTCTGAGCACGGCTTCCGCCGTACCAACTCCGACAAGCGCCACGCTGTACAGATGGCGCTCAAGGACCCGGAGCTCAGCCTGCTGCAGCAAGGGGAGATCGCGGACATCTGTCGCGTACACCGCAACACAGTGCGCCGTATTCAGAACGACCTGCTCTCCGAGGATAGTTCCAACGGTAACAATGCAACAAAGGTGCAGCCGGAGGACGCGACCGACAGCGACGTCCGCGACACGGGCGCGACCGTTACACAGCACGAGGTCGAGCTCAACGAGGTCCGGCAGGCCCTCAAGCTGATCAAAGCCCTGCCCTATGATGGCGGCGAAGCTGTCGACAAAATGGCGCTCGAAAAGGACGACATCGCGGACCTCGAGTATGTCTCGACGTGGTGCGCCAATGCTGTGATCAAGTTTCGCAGCGCCGCGGAGGAGAATGATGGCTAAAGATTTTCGCTACGTCCTCGAGGGGCAAACCGTCGAGGCTTTCCAGATGACCGAGGAGACTCGTTATCGGGAAAAGGACTGGCCGGAGTGGATGAACAGCCGCTATTTGCTGACCTACGAGGGCGGCGAGCAACGCCTCAAGATCAACGAGGCCGAGACCGTGATCCCGAAATTTGGCTGGATCATTAAATATCCGGACAACTCAATCACGGCCGTAGGCTATGAGGTCATGGAGACGGCCGCCAAGGTGGTCGAGGACGTAGTGGTTGTGCACCCGGAGGCACCTGTCGACGAGGAGGGGCTGCTCGAGCTTGCATCCAAGATCAGCGGCAAGTCTGTCGATGAACTCCGCCAGCAGCAGGAGGATTCTGCCAAATCGCCGCCGCCGGCAGCCAAGCAAGCGGCCGAGATCCTGGGTGGCGCGATCGACATTGACCGCATGACCGTCGAGCACGAAAAAGCGTTCGAGGATCTGCTCAACGAGCTAAAAGCCGCATACAGCCTCGCTCTCACCGATAAACCCGGCGAGATCATGCCATTTTTGCGCGATCTAATCGGCAAGCACGTCAACTGGTGTGCCTGCCCTCCGGGCCAATGCCTCCTCGAGGATGAAGCGGGTTGGGGCTGCCGCCAGAATAGCCCGCTCTCGAAATGACTATGGTCGAGCGACTCCGGAACATCGAGCTCAAGCTCGACGATCTCGAGTATCAGGTCGTGCTCTGCATCAGTGTGCCGATCGACCGGCGCCGCTACTGGCAGAACACGCGCGCGATCCGGCGCGGCAGCATACTGAAAATGTATCTCGATGAAAAAGAAGCCTGAGAAGAAAATCGAGGCCCGCGAGGGCCCAATGTGCCGGCTGTGCGAGACGCGGCACTGGTCGAATCAGCCACATAAATTTAAGCCAACCGAGAAGAAAAAACGCGATAAATGATTGAGGACCGCCAGTATCAGGACGACGATGTCAACTATGCCATGAACCATGGCATCAACGACAAGCCGATCCATTGCTCGCCTACTGGCTCCGGCAAGACAGTCATCCAGGTCAAGATCGCAAAGCGCGAAATGGCCCGCGGTGACGCAACTGCCATCCTGACGCCTCGCAACGAGATCCTCGACCAGACCCTTGCGCTGGCCCGCACTTCTGAGATGTGCGGACACCAAAATGTCAGCGTCCTGAGAGCCAAGCGCCGGGGCGAGGTCTGGAATCCGGTCAATCCCGTGCACATCATCAGCTGGCCTACGCTGATCGCTCGGACGCAACGGTCAGGCTTCTGGTTTCCCAAGGTGCAGCGGGTACTGGTGGATGAGTGTCACCTGTCGGTGGCGCCGAAAATCTTGGAAATCCTCAAGCACTACGCGCCCAAGGCCCGCATTGACGGCTACACCGCCACGCCGGGACGACTCACCGGCCGCGGCCTCGGCCACTTTTTTACTGAGATTAAACACGTCACAACGGTCCGGCGACTGATTGCTGACGGCTACCTCTGTCCCGTGGAATACTACGGTGCGGCAACACCTGACCTCGCCGGCATCCGAGTCGTAAAGGGCGACTATGAAACAAAAAAACTCTCAAAGGCCTGCATCAAATTGGTTGGCGACGCTGTTGATAATTGGCTCCGGCTCGCCTCTGACCGCCATACAATCACGTTCGCGGTCGACATCGCGCACTGTGAAGCCCTCGCGGAGCGATACCGCCATGTCGGCATCGCCGCCGCCGCCTTGCACACCGGGCTCGATCAAGTTGAGCGCGACAACATCGTGGCTGCGTTCAAAGCCGGCCAGATTCAGGTCCTCGTCAATGTAAGCATCGCGAGCTACGGCTTCGATGATCCGACCGTCAATTGCATCCAGGGCTGCCGGCCTACCAAGTCGATCGTGCTGCACCTGCAGATGATGGGCCGGGGCATGCGGCCGGCGATGGGCGAGGATGGCCTGCCAATCAAGGACCGCAATCACCCTGATTTTAAGACGTGCCTGATGCTGGACCACACTCAAAATGTTCGAGATCTCGGATTCGCTGACGACCTGTTCCGCTGGACCCTCGACGAGGGCCGCAAGGCTGGCACCAGGGTCAACGAGAAGGGCGAGGCCGAGGACCCCAAGCCGCACACTTGCGAGGACTGCGGCAACATTTTTTCGCAATCTCGCGTGTGCCCCAAGTGTGGCTGGAAAGTCCCATTTTCAAAGCGTGACGTAGAAGCGATCGACGCTGACCTCGTGCCCATTGGCAAGATCATGGTCAAGCGGCTGCCCGAGGGCTGGCCGAGCCACGAGGTTTTCTACGGCATGCTGCGCTACTTCTGCGCAAACCATGAACCAAAGCCGTACAGCCCGATGTGGGCTGTGCATAAATTTGAGGAGAAAGCGGAATGCAGACCGCCGAACAGCTGGAACAATCAGGCCATGGTGCCACCCAATGAGCGAGTCCGGAACTGGATCAAGTCCAGACAAATCGCCAACGCAAAGCGATGGCAGAAAGAGCAAGCCGGGGCCTCACGCTGACAAAATCAGGTTCCTGGCTGACCGCATGGCCTTGCTGATGGTCGAGCTCGTGCGCCGGGATCTCGAGTACGGCAAGTTTTGTGACGAGGAATTCTACGAGGGCGAGATCGCTGATCACCTGCGCAAGAGCAAGTATTACAACACTTGCATCGATTTTGTCCGGAAAATGCTGAGGAAACGCAATGCCGCCGAAAAAGGGTAAACGCTGGACCCAGGAGGACATCGAGGGCTTTAACGTGGTCAAGGGCAGGAAGGCTGGCGGTCGCTACGCCAACGTCCGCAAGCCTGTGCATGATGGCATCCGGTTCGACAGCAAGCGCGAGTTCCTGCGTTACATGGACCTGCGGATACTCGAGCGGGCCGGCGAGATCAAAATGCTGGAAGTGCATCCGAAATATCCGATCACCATAGGCGGCATCCCGATCATGGTGTCATCGAACCAGCACAACAAATGGGACCGGCACCTGACCTATGAGGCCGACTTCAAGTATGCGGAGAAGCAAGGCGCGTTTTGGCCAATCATCATCGAGGACGTCAAAATGCAGAGCGGACACCGTACTGGTGTCTACAAATTGAAACGAGCATTGATGCGAGCCATGGGCTACGACATCAGGGAGTATTGAATGACAAAACGCAATTTCCGTGGCGGGACCGCCAAAACATATAATCGTCAGCACATCCTGACAACGGTCGAGATCAACGGCCTATTCGCCTTGGCCGGCTGGCTTGGCGGGCGCCGATACGTGCAGACCGACCATCGCGGCAAAGCGATAACGTACTGGGGAGGGCCGGTGCTAATGCCAGTGCCACACATCGACAGGGGGCCCGGGCCATGCGGATGATCCATAAATACCCGGTTTTGCCCGGTAGTACCGACCACATAAAAACGTATGCCGGCGCCAAATTCGTGCACTTTGCTGAGGCTCGAGACGGCCAGCTTTACGTGTGGGTCGAATTCAATCCGAACGCGCTCGAGGAGAACCTCAACTACCGCATATTCGGCACCGGGCATCCGATTGAGCCGCCAGTAGATCTGTGTGTCGAGCATCGATTCAGCTGCCAGCAGTCCGGCGGGACCTTTGTCTGGCACCTGTACGAGGTCTTGCTCCGCTGATGGTCGGTAAAACGCCACGGGCTCGCAAGAATGACCGGCAGCGCATGGAGACTATCGCCAAGCATTGCGGCTGCCTGCCTTGCCTGCTCCTCGGGCACCTGGATGTACTCACCACGGTCGAGCACGTCACCGATGGTGGCCGCCGGGTAGGCAAGGAGGAGCAACACCAGTGGACCATAGGGCTATGCCCTTTCCATCATTTCGGGACCTGTCGGCCTGGATGGTCACGCCAGCAAATGTCCGGCGAGTACGGACCGCCGCTGCCGTGGGGCCGGCATAATTTCGAGGATTACTTTGGGGATGAGGTCGAGATACTGGTGCGGGTGCAGGACTTCATGCTCGAGTTGTTTGACCGCCAGCCTTGGCCCGAGTACGCTTTGCCTCGGGAAGTGGCCCGTAAAGTCAGGATATTTTGGATAGATATAAATGCAGCACCTTCACGATACACCGTCCAATCGTAGTCAAGCGCGATCCGCCTTGGCCACGGTATCGGTTCACTTGTGGGGAAGTTGAAAGAATCCGGAGCCCTCGGGCTACGCCGGAGTTTTGGCATGGGAGATCGCGAAAGTGGATAGGCAGAAGCTCACTCAGGGATACCTGAACAGACTGGCACCGCCTAGCGACATGCCTGACGTGCCCTGGGTGCAGTGGCGGGTCGAAAACCTCGAGGAGTTCGCCCGGTTTATCGAGGACGAAATCGTCAACAAGTTCGGGGCCAAGGTGTACGTCAAAAACATCCCCGGCGATCAGCTGCTCCTGCAGACTCACATGCTCAACAGCGACATACAGCTGTCGCCCGGTGATTGCCTTGTGATACACGCGCACAATGGCAGGCCCCGACTAGGAATAGTCAGGGCCCGCGAGTCTGTCGTGTTTAGGGAGGGCGACGGCCTGCAGGATCACAACAATGTGCATTTCCTGAACCCTCGTGACAAGGAAATCAGCCACTAAGGCATCAGCACCAAACACTCGAGCGTGAACTGCACCGAATAGGGGAACGGTCGCTCCCCTGACATCCAGCGCCGTATGGTCCTGTCATCGTGGCCGATTACCTTGGCCAGCCTCGTAACAGGTAGCCCCGCAGAGCGCACCAAATCGGTGAAATACTGCGGGTCCTGGTTGTGTTGCCTTGCGTCTGGCTTCATGTTTCCTCCTGGATAATTCCGCGATGGCAAGCCTCGCAAACGGTGCCGATGGCATCCTTGTAAAATCCTGTCTTACAGTCGGGGCAGATAGCCTCGGCTGCCGGCTTCCGGATTGCCTCGAATTCAAAATCCTCGAGGACCTTAACGGGCACCGTGTTGTGGAACTGGTTGAGCGCGTCGCCCTCGCTGGTGGCCGTAAAAGTGTAGTCGCCTTCGACGTCAAAATCCTCGTCATGCTGGTCCCATTCCTCGCCAGTTGGCCGCGCTTTCACGATCCATACAGCTGCCCGCTGAATAATGGCCAGGGTGTCAATCTGAGCCTCGATTGCGATTAGCTTGCGCATGATATTGCACAGCACCGTGTTGACCTCCATGGGGCCAAGGTTTCCCCCGCCCTCGAGGAGCTCGGCCACGTCCTTTGTGCTGCCGTGGTATAGCGTGTTGAATCTACTCATAAGTTTGCCCCCCATGGTCCGCGGTGCCTTGCCTCGATGTAGTACCGAAACGAATGCGCGTTTGCCCTGACCCAGGCCGCGCGGCACCAATCAGG